AAGATAAATGTATTCTTTGGATGAGACTTATGGAAGGCAATTTGGTGAGGAGAAAATTTAACTTTGTTCCCCTTTGCGACTTTTAATTCAACAGTAAGAAAGTGCCCAGAAGTATTGTAAACCAATACATCAGGCATACCAAGTAAGCTAAGATTTTCAATACGATTGAGAATGATAGAGCAGGTATTTTTTCGAAGATCTTGGTATAATTTTCTTTCTGGGGCCATAGCATTTTCAAGGTTACTCCGGTATTTCAGGAGCACGAATAATTTGTCTCTTGTTGGGTTTAAAAACTACACGAATAGTACTATCTCCAATGAGGTTTGACTCCTCTACATCTATTCGTTTAATCTCTTCTAAATAAGGTCCAACCTTCATATAAATCTTTGCATTGTTAATTGCATTTCCTTTTTTACCATCAATGAAATGCTCTAAATAATTCATTAAATCTTTAATGTACATGTCACATACCACTCTTTCTTAATCTGTCAAGTTGATCTTCAATTTGAAGAGTTAATTTTTTATTATCAATATGAAGCTCTAACTTTTCCTGTTCAATGGCAGTTATTTCCCTTCTTAAATCTCCGTTTAATTTTTGGTGAGATTTATTAATCTGTTCTAGTTCTTTTATTCGAGCTTGAGATTTTCTCATCTCTGGTGAATTATCAACTATAGTAGCTTTGACCAAAGCTAATTCATTTTCAAGGTCTTGTATTTGTTCTATCTTTTTCAGCATCAATCTATCAGTATCTTGTTGATGAGCATCATAAGCTAAAGCATTAGCCAAAGCTAACTCAGCTTCTTCTGCTCTTTCCTTCCAATAACGATGGTAATTAATTTCTTTACCTTTCTCATTCATATTGACAATATAGGATAGTTACCTTAAATTGTCAATATGGGTGTTCCAAAAAGATTAACTGAAATGCAAATGAGATTCGCCGAATTTGTGGTATTCGGAGGACCAGATGGACCTATGACTCAAACGGAAGCAGCCATAGCCGCTGGCTATAGCCCCAACAGAGCTAGGCAAGAAGGATCAGAACTAATGAACCCTAGACTAAGCCCGTTAGTAGCTCATTATGTGGGTAAACTAAAAGAAGAACGACTTAAAAAATTTGAAGTATCTTATGAAGGACATATCGCAGAACTGGCTAGACTTAGGGAAGCCGCTTTGAAAAAGGGATCTTTCTCGTCTGCAGTAAACGCTGAAGCAAACCGTGGAAAGGCAGCAGGATTATACATAGACAGAAAAATAATAAAACATGGTAAACTAGAAGATATGTCAGAAGAGGAACTAGAAAACAAAATGAAACAAATTTTAGACGATTACGCACCATTATTAAATGTTACTCCCAGTTCAGAACTGCCCAGAACAAAAAAATCACCAGAGCCAAAGATAGAAAAAAAGGAAATAAAGACATCTAATGTGGTATTAAAGTTAGGAAATAAAGACACCCCAACAAAAAAATAACCATCCCTATAAAATAAACGTTATCTGGATTAAACATTAATCTTCTCCATTTTAATTATACAACCTCTCGGAAATATATTTCTATCAGAGTATGCCTCATCCTTGCTATCATAACTAGCAAAAGTCCAGACAAATTTCTTGGTTTTTTTATAAATATAAGCAAAAGTGACCATTTCTGCACATTTAAACTTGTCGAACTCCTCAGGACTGGCATGACTGGCATCCCCAGTTATGTCGATCCAAGTTATACGATAAAAATAATACCTCTTTTTACCAATGTTTATGCGCCTTTTTTGAGATTTCTTCTGTGCCATGTGTTTTCCTTGTTCTCCAATCTGCCATATATAGCAAAAATATATTTTTTTCTATTTTATTTATCAGCAAAAAAAGTCTGGCAAGCTGGCATTTTTATATAAAATATACAAAATAGCTATATATATCAATGACTTACGTCTGCCAGTAAAAATGAAAATTCTGCCACTCCTGCCAACCTCGAAAAAAAACCCGCGTAAAACGATCATTTTTCCTATAGAATCTTATGGAATCATCTAGATTTCTGCCAGTGGATTCTGTAGGACAGCTCTGTTTGCCTAATTGTTGCCATAAAAGCGCCTAAGTTTGGACATCTTCTCGTCACAATTCGCCGCAATTCCCAACTGTTTATCAATAGCGCCGGTAATGTCTTCATGGTCCACTATGACACCGTTGCGATCACCTGCGACAAGCATATCTATCTTCAATAATGCATCTTCCATTTGAGATGTATATCTACTGATTAATGCTTTATAGATGCGTTCTCTCATATTACCTCCTTAAAATGCCCAACTCACAAATGAATATCTAATTCCTTTGGTGATATCCTTAACCTCATGAGGATATATAAAGTTGGAAGGAAATATTAATATATCTCCTCTAATTAGTTTAACTTCTTTTCCTCTAATCATAAACTCTCCACCTTCATAATTATCATTTAATAATCCTACAATCGAGAGTATTGGTATTCCTTTCATTGTGCCATCAAACATACTTTGAATATGGTCATAGTGAGTTCGCATCTTCGTTCCTTTAATATATTTATTGAATCTCACCTGGGTTAATCTTTGAATCCACGATGGTTTACAATGTTCTTCTGGCCAGGAAACTTTGTCCTGGTAGGCCATGACAGCTTTCATAATGATTGGACCTAAAGTCTGGAATTGTTTAGTTGTTGAATAAGTTGTGTCTAATTCCTTTTGAGCAGCAGAATATTCTGATTCTTTTTGTCCGTAAGTTGACCATTTATGTTTAGCCCAATTATGTTTTTCGCTTTCTCTAATAAGAGATCTGCAAAGCTGTGTTGGTATTACATTTGCTGTAATTATAAAATCATCTACGTTGTTCATTAATATCCTTAAAAATTAAATGGGTTGATTCGCCTTCTACTCCTAGTTCAGTAAAACAAAACGCATTAAAAGCAAGACAGTATCTGCTTTCTTTTTTAACATTCACAGGTACAGAATGTCTCAAACCACTAGGGAAGAGAATTACATCACCTGATAAAGGTTTAAATTGAAATGCATCACTATTTAGTCTGGTATGTTTATCTATGGGTGCTCTGATTCTATTGGGTTCATTTTTAGTAAAAGTGATTGAAGCATGCTCCTCATTTCTAAAATAAAATACTCCGCTAACTAAACTATTAGCGTGTGTATGTTCATGAGTGAAACTTCCATAGGGGTTACGTTGTACCCAGGCCTGCGTAATAGAAAGTTTTTGTTTGGTCCCTAAGACAGTGTGTGAATATATATCCAAAGACTCCAGAATAAATTCTTTTATTTTTGAAAGTTCTGGGTGTTTTAACAAGTAGGAGTCCTTACTTCTGAAAGCTCCGGTTACTTGTTGATCTTGATAATCTAAATTTCTAATATATTTAAATTCTGTTTTAAAATCTTCCTTATAACTACGCACATATATTGTGGTAGGAAATATCATTAATAAATCTCCCTTGGGATTTCTTTCTACCATAGCTTCTTCGCCATATCTCCTTTGCGTGCTTTATCAAGTTTGCCTGCTTCTTCCTCAAACTCTTCCATTAATTCTTTTGTGTCTACGTTTGCCTGCTCTTTTTCATCATGTTTAATATTATAATATTGATCCAGTCGTTTTAAAAATTGATGTTGATATTTCCTTAGGTCAGCATCCTGAAATCTATATTCTTGAAAGTATAGATCTGGGGTACAGATCATAATAATTCCCTGCCTGATGTGGCTCCCGTACACATAATTATGAGCCATGGAATAAGCTGCTATTTGTAAAAAGTAATCCTCAATCCAGTCTCTTTGTTTCGGGCGGTTTGCTTGTTTGAAATCGACAATGGTTTCCATACCACTGTGTTCACAAACTAAATCTGTTGCTCCTGCGTAAAGCCCAGGATAGTGAAGAGTTACTTCTGAGCCATAATAATGTTCAATTGGTAATAATCCTATTTCAATAATCTTTTGAGCCATCGGTTTAGCTTCTTGACCGATGGGCGTAAGATCTTCATAGCCGGTGCCTGTGATGTGTTTCTCAAGGAACTTATGCATGGCACTTCCCCGAAGGCTGCTATGATTCTTAATTCGTTCTGCTTCGTCGTATCCTTTTTTTTCATACCACTGCTTTAAATACGTATCATCTTTAGTTTTTGCAAGGATCGTAGTGACGCTGGGG